AGCATGGGATGCCAACATGGATGTCAGTGTCAACGTGGCACTGGGTCTTGGCACCACAGAGGATAGAATGATGATGCTTGAGGGCATTGCCAAGAAACAGCAGGAACTACTGGGAACTTTGGGGCCTGAAAACCCATTGGTGACACAGAAACAGTATCACCACACCCTAACCAAGATGACGGAACTCTCAGGGCATAAGGATATACAGAATTTCTGGACTGACCCGGCAACGTATGAACCTCCACCACCACCAGAACCTGAACCGACACCTGATGAAATATTTGCACAGGCACAAGCCGATAAGGTACGTGCAGACATGGAAGTAGATCAGGCAAAACTGCAACTGGATCGAGAGAAGATGGTCCGTGATGATGACTTGCAGAGGGATAAGATGGAGTCAGAGTTAGAAGTCAAGATCAAGGAACTGGAGAACAAATACCAGACTGCCATTGACCAGACAGAGATCAGGGGCAGGATGGAAAGGGATCGTGAACAGATGAGGCTGGAAGCACAGCAGATGCAACAGGCACAGCAGGCCCAGCAGCTTCCACCACAGGACCTGAACCCACAGCAGATGGGGCCTCCGATTCCACCAATACAGAATTAGATGGCAGAACGTACACCGAAAGAGAAAAGAATAAGTAAAGGGAATGCAGCCGAAAAGCTGCTTAATGATCCAATAATTTCAGAAGCATTTGAAAAATTGGAAGCTAAATACAACTCAGCATGGGTATCTTCAGGTTTTGAGGACAGCCAGAAACGTGAGACTATTTATTTGTCTATACGTGCCTTGGGAGAACTTAGACTTGAGCTGGAATCCATGATAAATTCGGGCAAAATAGCCCAACAAGAAAATTAACTAAAGTGGGGGGTAATCACTAACGTGAATAGACCCTTAACTCACATGAAAGGATAACAATGGCTGAAGAAATAATTGAGGGCAATACTCCCGAAATAGGGACTGAACTTGATGTGGCAGCAAAATTTTGGGGCAAAGAACTGGCCTTAGAGAACGGTGAGGAATTACCAGAAGAGGACAACCAGTTGGAGCCAGAGTCTGAATCTGAAGAAGAAGTAGAAGCAGAAGAAGCAGACTCAGAGGAAGTGCAGGAAGAAGAGTATGAGGAGCTTGAAGAAGAAGAGGAACCAGAGGAGACACTTTACGAAGTAAAATCCGACGGGGAATCCAAGCAGGTCACTTTACAGGAATTGAAAGATAACTGGTCAAAGGGGCAGAATTATACTAAGAAAAGTCAAGGTCTTTCGGAAGAAAGGAAGGCTTTTGAACAGGAATTGGCAGAATCAAGACAAATGAGGGAACAGGCAATCTCCATCCTTGAAACTGCACAAGCACAGACTCAGCCTGAACAGCATGATGATGCTTACTGGCAAAATCTCAAAGACACTGATCCGATGCAGTGGATGATGGAAAGGGATGCCATGAGGGAAGCTGAAATGCAGACTATGAAACAGCAACAGCAGTTAGAGCAGTTGAAGTATCAGAAGGAAGCAGAAAGACAAGCTGAACTTGGTAAATTTGTGGAATCTCAACACGGGGAGTTGAAAAAACTAATCCCAGAGTGGGACAACACAGAAATAGCTGATGCAGAAAAGAAGTTAGTTATTGAATACGGCAAAAAGGTAGGGTTCACACAAGAAGAACTTGACAATGCCTATGATGCCAGAGCAGTTGCAACAATGAGAAAAGCTGCTTTATATGACCAACTAACTGAGAAACGCAAAGGCTTAAAACCCGTAACACGCAAATCCATGAAAGCAGGATCAAAGTCTGGAGAACCCAGTCAACTAAAAGCTGGCAAGGCAGCAGCTAGGTTAAAGAAAACCGGGCACGTCGATGACGCAGCCGGGGTATTTTTCAATATGATTCGTTCAAAATAAGGAGTAGTTATGGCTATCGTAGCAAATACTTTTACTACCCATTCTGCTATAGGTCGTCGTGAAGATTTAGCCGATACGATCTACAATATTTCACCTTCAGATGTGCCTTTTATGTCTATGATTGGCAGGTCTAAGGCCACAAATACTTTGGCAGAGTGGCAAACAGATTCCCTCGCAGCAGCAGCAAATAATGCACAGGTCGAGGGTGACGAGTATGCCTTCACAGCAGTAACACCTACTGTAAGATTGGGTAATTACACTCAAATCTCACGTAAGACTGTTATTGTGTCTGGTTCACAGCAAGCAGGTAACAATGCTGGCAGGGATTCAGAGATGGCATACCAGCTCGCAAAAAATTCCAAGGGCCTCAAGAGAGACATGGAAACAGCATTGACACAGAATGTGGCAAAAACTGCTGGTGCCCTCTCCCCGGCAGCAGCTAGAAAGCTGGGTGGTCTGGAAACATGGACTGCAACAAACAAATCTCGTGGCTCAGGTTCACCTCCCGGTTCAGGAGCAGGTGGAGGTGCTGCACCAGTTGATGCTGGCACCAAGAGAGCATTCACAGAGACAATCCTTAAATCAGTTATCCAGCAGTGCTATACGGCTGGAGGTGATCCGTCAGTATTGATGGTAGGCCCGTTTAACAAGGGTGTTGTCAGTGGATTTGCAGGGAGAACTTCAGCACGTCAGATGATCGGTGCAACCAAGATTCAGGCAGCAGCCGACTTGTACGCATCCGACTTTGGTGATCTCAAGGTAATCCCCAATCGTTTTCAACGTGAAACTTCTGGATTTGTCTTAGACCCAGAATACTGGTCTGTGGCATATTACAGGGATTTCAAGCAGGAAGAAGTGGCAAAAACAGGTGATGCAATTAAAAGGGCACTGCTTGTGGAATACACACTTGTTGCTAAAAATGAGGCCAGCTCAGGAATCTGTGCCGACCTTACTGTAAGCTAATATGCTTTCACCCTCTAAAAAGAGGCTCTTAGACTGGTCGCAGGGGAGACAAGAGATTTTCTCCTACGACCAGCATGAGAACACCTTCACTGTAGAACACAAGGAAGATGTTCAACCCATTATTGAAGTGGCTAAAGATATGAGTGAACTGCAACCTGCTAAGGATTTAAGGCATGCTGCCATAATTCCTCAGTATGTGCTGGATCAATCTTTAAGGGAGAAATGGACACCAAAGGATTGGAAGAAGTGGGCCAATGCTCACGAGAACAAGCCTTTCAGGACGTGGCCCGGAAACCTCTGAGAGTTGCTGTACTTGTACCCTCATTCAGTGGTTTATGGCCTTACAAATTTGGAGAATGCTTGGCAAATATGTGCCAGCACTTCCAAAGCAGTAGTTACGATGGAGAGCATGAAATAACGGTATTTGCCTACGGTGGCAAGGTAATGCCGGAAATTAAGCATCGTCTAATTGGGGATGCAATCGGTTGGGATGCAACCCATGTTCTTTTCCTGATGCCAGAGTTGAGTTTCCCACCCGACTCGATACATAGGATGCTGGCAAGAGGAAGGGCAACCGTAGGAATAAATTACTTACGGGATTTTGCCTCAAAAGAATACTCTGCATATCGTGCTGGCATGCCAGTTAAGCCAGACCCAAAGTTACCTGAAGTGGAAGAAGTAGAAGGAGTAGCAATGGGGATGGTCCTGATAAATATGCCTGTTTTCGATGTCCTTGATCTGCCGTTTTTTAAGAATGAACAGATAGGTGATACACCGGGCTTTGAGGAGGATCATGTAGCCTTCTGGAAGCAATGCAGGGAAAAAGAAATTGCATGTGTTATAGATCATAAATTGTCACAGGAAGTTAAGAGTTTACATCACGGAGAATTATGGCATTAAGCAACTATACGGAGCTGCAAGCATCAGTTGCAGATTTCCTGAACAGGTCTGACTTGACTTCTGTTATTCCAGATTTTATCAGGATGACAGAGGCAGAACTGAACAGGGTTCTCCGTACAAGGGAAATGAGTATCAGGACACGGGCACCAGTTTCCAAACAATATGTCAAACTACCTGATGATTTTTTGGGGATGAGAAATATTGAGTTGGTGACTGACCCTGTAACAGTGCTTGAGTATCGTAATCTTCAAAACTTGGATGCACACAGGGCAGCAGATTCAACGGGTAAACCATTATTTTATTCAATTATGCAGAATAATATAGAGTTTGCTCCTGTGCCTGATAGTGAATACACCTTGGAAATTGTTTACTACCAGAAGATACCACAACTAGGGACTGAAGCTACAGAATTTACAACAAACTGGTTGCTAGATTCTCACCCTGACATTTATCTTTATGGTTCCCTAATGCAGAGTGCCCCGTATCTGCATGCAGATGAAAGGATTGGTATATGGGCAGGAAAATTTCAGCAAATACTTGAACAACTTAAAACTTCCGATGAGAAAGCACGATTCTCAGGAACAACTCCAACAATAACATTTTCATCATTTGGATAGGATATGGCAGGATTCACAAATTATTTAGAAGATAAGATCATTAATCATCTTTTCGGGGATGATACAGGAGCATCGGGAGCAGATCATTATACTGCCCCAACTACATGGTATGTGGGACTCCTTACAGGGGCACCGTCAGATTCAGCAGCAGGAACAGAAGTTTCTGGAGGGGCTTATGCTCGTCAATCAGTGGCATGGACATTATCAACTGGTGGAGTTGCACAAGCTGCAAATACTGCTGCAATAACATTCCCTGCTGCAACAACAAATTGGGGTACTGCTACTCATGCTGGCATATACGATGCTGCTTCGTCAGGAAACTTAGTAGCCTACGAAACCCTTACTGCTGCTGACTTTAGCACAGCTAACCCTAAAACGATAAACAGTGGGGATATTTTTAAGATAGATGCAGGGAATTTGAAGATACAACTTGACTGATGTTAGGTTTTGGATCAGCAAAATTTGGTGAAGCCAATTATGGACGGGGAGTAATACAGTCAAATGCTTGTATTATTCCTGAAACAGTCAATATAGATGTATTTCCTTATGTTGAATATCAGGGATGGGTTGACCCAAAAGCAGTTGTTAATGTAGATGTTTTAGGTGGCCTTATCCAAGGTGCATGGTGCCAAGTAGAAACAGATTCAACAATAATAGCATCAGGAATTAAAATGACATGGGCAGGTTGGTGCTTCATGGGGATAGGGACATCAACAGTTAATTCATCAGGTTTTATTGCTTGGGATTCTCAGTTAGTAGATGAAGCAACTTGGTCAACACAAACAGTAGATTAAAATATGGCAAACACGACTAATTTTGCAGTAGAAAAGCCGACTGTAGGGGGATATAGAAATTCTTGGGGTGGCACCCTGAATGTGGCACTTGATAAGATCACGGAACTGCTGGCACTTGCACTGCCTGTAGGGACCATCCAGATGTACACGGCAGCAGCAGCACCAACTGCAACAGGAAATGGTGGCACATGGTTAATATGTGATGGCACTGCGATTTCAAGGACTACCTACTCTGCTCTATTTTCGTTGATTGGGACTACTTATGGTGCAGGAGATGGGTCAAACACTTTTAATGTGCCGGATTTACGGTCACGTTCTCCGATTGGTTACAATACTGCTACTATTTCGGGTCGTTCAACAAGAGCAATAGCAGCCAGTGGAGGTGAAGAGGGGCATGTGCTTACTGAAGCAGAACTTGATGAGCATAGTCATCCACTGCCTTTAACCTCTCATTCACATGGAATTACTGAGCCGAATGGAGGAGCAGGACACACTCATACTGGTGCAAATTCTGGTGGGACAGCAAATGCTGCAACTGGCATATCTTCTCCTGCACATACTCATCCTATTGAGAGATGGCACACTGGGACTGGGGGAACATCAACACATCAGGTTCAAATAAATTACTTAAATCCGGGCCTTGTCCATTCAACTTACGATTCTGAGGAAGCAACTGCAACCATAACAGATCCGGAACACAAACACGATTTTACTACAACATCAGCAGTATCAGGAGTAACTGTAAATCAGGCAGTAACAGGCATAACAGCAACTAACAATACTGGTTCAGGGACAGCACATAATACGATGCACCCATATTTGGTTGTTCAATACATAATCTTAGCAAAGCATCCGAGTTTCTAATATGAGTACAATAACTTACATTGTAAAAGTAGCATCAGGAAAGTTTACGGTTGATGATGCAGTAGCACCTAAACTTACCTTCAGGGACGGGGATACTTACGTTTTTGACCAATCCGATAACAGCAACTCTGGACACATACTCCAGTTCTCTGCAACCTCAAACAATTCTGGATCGAGTGAATATACCACTGGGGTCACAAAGACAGGTACACCCGGCAGTAGTGGTGCAAAGACGACCATCGTTACATCATCATCAACCACTGACACTCTGTACTACTACTCATCAGGTGGTGGGACACATGGTTCAGAATTTTCAAACACAGGATTCAAGACTTCATCAAATTTCAATTTTCTCAAGCCGATTGTAGGATCAGCTACCACAGAAGAAAAATGGGGGCCGATGCTCAATCACATGGTTGACCAGATAGACCAGAATATTTCGGCTCAAGACTTGGATGGTGCAACCGACTCTGGAACAGTTGCAGTCGATCTGGATACTCAATCTCTCACAGTTGCAGGAAGCAATGGAATTGCAACATCAGGCTCAGGTCAGACAATCACTATCTCTGGAGAGGCACTCGCATATCAGGGAGAACCACACATAATCCCCGGTGTGCTGTATCCTGCGGTTGCTGGTAAAGACTTGAGTGGTACTGCACTTGGTGGCTCTTACACCTATGGTACTGCACATACTGATGGAAGAAGCTATTACTACACAGACATCAAGGGAAGTAAGCCGATAAAAGACCCTAGAATTGGTGCTCATTTTGGTAGCCAGAGGTATACTTTTAGGTCAATGCAAAAACTAGAACAGGAAACAGCTACTCATGGTGAAGAAATTTTTAGTCTTGATGGTAGAGAAAATATTAGAGTCGGTAATTTCCCTGCTGGCAGTAATTATATGGTTAATAATCATTGGGGTAACTTTTTTTCATCAAATAGAGCAGGAACTTTTCTTGAAATAACAGGATATTTTAATGATATTAATATCATAATAAGGAGTTACACAGCATCTAGTAAAACTTTAGCAATTACAGTAAATGGGGTTACAGCACATTCGGCACTTGATTTAAAATCAACAGCAGATTCCCCTTTAAATGTATCTAGGTATGTAAGTGTTGGTATGCTTAGAAATATAGATATTACATCTTCATCTTCTTTATCATCAGATACAGCATTAGGAATTAATACAATAAAATTTACTATGCCAGCCACTGATATAGATTTTCATGGCATAGAACTAATAGCCCAAGACACTTCCAGCACAGCAAACAAATCCAAAATACAGATTCCTTCACAGAATGTAGTATCCTACGGAAAGAAGTTCACAGTATCCGGCACACCACACTATGATCCTTTTAATGGATTTGTCAATGATACTACTCTCTTTTCCTCAGTAGTAGATGTTGAAACCTCACTAGGATTAGGTACAGCAACAACGTGGGGAGCACCTTGGGATAAGGGAAGTGATGATCACATAAGACCTTTCAACGGAGGAAGAGTAGTTAAGTGGGTAGATTCCTCTGGCACTATAAAAACTTCTGTAACAATGATGCCAGCAAATGCACAAAATGTTGGAACAACTGCATCCAATGAAATAACTACTGCAAGTGCAACTAATTCCCACACGATAAACTTTAGTGATGATGCAATAGACCATTCACTCTCTGAGGTTGCCAAAACTTTCCATTGGAGAGAGTTTGGAAATGGTGCGGCTAATGGTGGAACAGGAGGTACTTATGCAGATGCAAGTATGCTTGATGGCACTTCAGATGATATTGCATATGTTATGGATGATGGTCTGACAAGTTTAGCTGGTGATGATGTAAAATGGGGATCAGGACAAAACCAATTTTCCCCTGTAGCTCAAGATGACTTTTATTACATTACTTTTATTGGAACAGGCATTACATTACACGATAGTTATTATGGTGCTGGAATGATTCATTTAGCTCAAAATCTACCTTATGGGACTCATATTTTAAAAGTGAATAGAGGTTCTGCCGCACATCCTGCGTATTGGGTAGATGGAGTATCATATGGAACAGTAAGCAATGGCAGTTATGGAAATTTTAATGAAGTCACCTTCCACCAACCCAAGAAACCACCAATCCCAGAGGATGCAGTAGTGCTGGCAGACTATATGCTGATGGCAGATTTTGTTGCTCAGACAAGTGAAGATGTTGACCATGTATCTAAAGGTGTTCGTTTAATAGCACCAAGTCGTGATATGTTTTACGACAGAAGTGCTGGTTCAGCTATAACTAATCCATTTGCACCAGAACTCGGTGCATCTCAATTTCATATTAATGTTTGGCAAGGGGATGCTTCTGGTACTGAGACACGAATTTTACCAGTTTTTGGTGATAGTTTTTGTATGACTTTTATGACAAATACTGACACTAATACATCTGCAATGCCTCTTACTGCTGGAAGTGCAGGAACAACTGCATTGGATAATTGGACACTAACAAGTGGGGGTAGTGGTGTTACATCTTTAAGTGCGGCTGGTAGTTTAGTATGTGCCGCATCTGCCGCAAAAGGTTTTGTTTGTGCAAAAGCAGGAGCTTCTGTTGATTTAGGAATACAACAATTAAAATCAGTAGGAACAATAACAAGTGGTAAAATTCATTATCATAGAACATTAGGAGTTCATACCCCAATCCATACATCTTCCCACTACCAATCCTTTGAAACACCCTTCCTACATGAGTTAGTAGGTGGTGATAGGAATATGGAACAGACTAATCTTGTTGTTACACCAGATGGAAAAACGTGGGATGAGGTAACTAGAGATACGAGTTATCTTGGAAATATTATGGTTCTTTTTAGAGGTGATCCATCAGCATCAAATGATACTGATAATTCTTGGGGTACATTAACTTATTTTGAAGATAAAAGAGGTGTACATAATAAATTAGAATGTCATCAAAAAGATTGGGCATTAGCTTATGATAGAATGGTTTGTTTAAAATCTGGACAATATCGAATTAGATACGATACTTCAGATGCAAATGGAGGTGATGCTAAATTAGGTATTAATGGGGCACAAGCAATGACAACATTATCTAATGGTTCTCGTAATCATGATGCAGTCGTTGTTATGCATAATTTTAAACGAGGGGATTATGTGCAAATTGAAGGGCCAGTCCAAAATGGATATTATATGCAATTTGTTATAGAGAAAATAGGGAGAAGCTAATGTTTATATCTTATAAAACCTCTACAAAAGTAATTATTTGGGTAGATGAAAGAGAATGGGCTTGTAGAAAACATTCAAAAAAATTAACAACTCCTGACTATTGGGAATGGGAAGAAACCATTAAGGATTCTGATGGTGTACCAGATTTCTCAGGTGAAACTGAATATACGATAGTTGAATGTATAGATGAAGATGTAAATGTAAGATTAAAAGAATTAAGTGATTATATAGAACAACGACCCTTTTTATCATCTGATTCTCCTGAACATTTTCACTCTGTCAAAAAAAGTAAAACTGGTGTAGCAATAATTTACAACATTAAATGGTCAGATACAAAAAAAGATGCAGAAGAAATACTGGACATAGACGGAAAGAGCCACGATCCAAAGCAGTATGTTAGTTCTCACTTTGTACCAGATAATACAGCAAAAGACAAAAGAATATCAGATGCAGAGTGGGTAGAGATTAGAGAAAAAAGAGATCAATTACTAGCAGAAACCGATTGGATGACTTATTCAGATTCACCTACAATGTCAGATGAAAATAAGACATATCGGCAGAAACTTAGAGATTTACCTAGTGACCAATCAAGTAAGACTAAATATTCAGACATAACATGGCCTACTAAACCATGATTGAACTTTTCTTATGGAGATGGGGTCTTTACATAATAGTAATCTGGACTTTCCTTTTTAATGGATGCTCCCCTATTCCTCCTGACACATCAGGTTACTGGGTAAACGAGGGGCCATATAGAGGGACACTACGAGCAAATCGAGATTATATCCGTCCATATTGGGAATGTGCCGAAAAACGGATGCTCAGATCGTCCTGTATTGAAAGAAAACAGTAGTAAAGGTATCAGACATATAATGAATG